CTGTTGCAAAGATTGGATTAAATCTACATGTGCCTTTATCTGCATTCATCCAAAGATATAGTCTATTATATGAACCTCGCCTATTTTTATATATTGACATTTTAACATTAGGCATTATATAACCTTGAGATTCAACAATACCTTGGATAGCTTCTTGATCTTCTTTCGTTACTTCTAATAATATCATACCAACATCAATTTTATCACCTAATGATTTCGCACCGCGAAGAAGATTTTGATCTGGTGTATCTGAAGTTTTATAATCTGCATTAAGCTGTGTTCCTGATAAAATGAATACACCAAACTGATTAGCTAAATCTTTTAATTTAACACCTAGTAAAAATAATATGTTATCTTCTCTTAATTTAACTCCACCAGAACGATTACTTATTTCTTCCAGTATCTTCATTGAAGTATGAATATAATCTAAAAATACATATTGACATTCATTAATTCTAATATTACGTTTAATTGTATTTTCAATATCTCTAAGATTAAAGTCTGGAAGTTCTTCAATATATATTGGGCTTTTATTTAATATTTGTGCAGCTTGTTGAACCCTTTCATATTCATTAAAATCATATCTATGAGATAATATATGTTCTTCATTAACATCTGCTATAAAAGCTAATGCCATTGTTTGAAGTTCACTTAATTCTAATTCTGTACTAATAAATGTAACTGGGTTTTGATCACCTATTTCAATCCAAGAGTCAGATAATTTATCATACATGCGGTCACATGCTAAATAACATGCATCTGCTATCATTGTACGAGATTTACCTTGTCCAGTGGCGCCACTTCGCAAGTATACTTTTTTTAATCTACAACCTCTAGTTACTGTGTTAACATATTTACCGTACATGGGTTTGCCCATGTCTGGTTCTTTACTTAACGAATCTAATAAATCAAATATTGAATCACCAATTTGAGTTGATTCGTCTGTTGCATTATCAACATATTTAGCGCGTATATCTAATATTTTATTATCAATTAAATCTGCCATTTCGTTTAATGACAAACTATCAATATAATCTTCTTGTTCTTTCTTTTTTTTATCATCAAAAATATTATCTGGATCATATAAAAATTTAACATCCATACCGCAAGATTCATAGCTTCTTAATAAAGTCATTTTTTTCATGCGGTCATAATAATAATCAAAATTAGCTACGTCTGCATTTGCGACAGTTTCAGTTAACCATTCACTACCTTTGCCAGCTAAATATATCTGTTTAGATTCACTTCTTGTTGATAAATAATTCTCTATATCTAATATAGTTACTTTTTTTGCACCCATCTGATATAAATTATTAATACAACTAAAAACAACCCTATGAAAATCACTCATAAAGTCATCCTCATTATAAAAATATTTACCATCATCTTCTAAGAAGGATGGATTCTTCATTGTTGATCCTATGACTTGGACAACTGCCGCAGAATCATAATATTTACTAATGATAATCCCTCCTTACTTAATATCAAATAATCTTACTCTTTTAGGACGTTTAATTGGTGTTGGACTAATATAAAAAGTTTCAGTTCCTAAATCTAAAGAACCTTTTTGAAGTTGAGCTTGTTCTGCTTGTAATCTAAATTTCTGACTATAATATTCCATAGCTTCATCATATATATAGTTTATAATACGTATACTACCATGAGATTTTTCAATATCACCATTTTTAATTTCATACCAATATACTAAAGCTCTATATATACTCGGAGTATCTTTACCATCTTTAATCATCTCATTAATTTGTTGACTAATGCGGCGTTGAGAATATTGACTTCCATATTTCTTTTTACAATAATCATGTATACGTTGACGATATTCTTCTGGCTCTATCTTTTGTTTATAACAATCTTTATGCCAATATCTATTTTTTATATGTATACAATTATCAATATCTCGATCAAATTCTTCTCCGCAGCCAGGACATTTGACTAAAGGTTGTTTAGCCATATTACCTCCTAAGACTATTTCTAATTATATTATATCATAAAAATAGACGGCTGTCAAGAAGATTCTTGACAACCGTCTTGTGCTATAATATATATATTATAGTCCCATACCAACTTGTTCAGTTAACTCATTGACAATAAGTTCGAGCTGTTCAATTTGCTTAGGTGTGGCATCAGAGACTTTCTTTCCTTTACCGAGGTACTTATCGGTAATTTCAACAATACGTGGTGCCCAATCAGTTCCAAATGCGGAACCTGTTGCATTTTGAATTTTTTCAACCAGCGTATTAAATTGATCCATAAGTTCATTAAAATTAGGTATTTGCGGCTCAGATGTTTTTTCAGCAGGAGCATCTGTAACAAACTTATTATCATGTTCTGCTGCTTCTTTATCAATGGCTTCACCAATAGCATTAACAAGGTTTTCATAGTTAAATTCTATACTATCTGGGATGTATTTAAAACGTGAACCAGCAACAAACCGAGGTGTTTGTCGCATAAAACCAATACTATGGATACTTCCATCTTCCTCTTGGATTGGGTGCGCATAAATAATTAAGTCACTCATACGGTCTACAATTAAACGAGGACGATTACCAAGAGTAGGACAAATTTGATTATATTCTTTACCATTTTCATCTGTGAATGTTTTATCTTGGCTATGACTAATCATAATTAAACCATATCGCATTTGCGGAATTGAACGAAGAGCTTCATCAAATTCTTTTGATACCATATTATAGCCTTTTCCATAGGCTAAATCTCCAATTGTCTCAACTCCTTCTTTATTGCAAATATATTTTTCACAAAGGTCATAAGCAATATCTACCGTATCAATAATAATATTGCTGTAAGTTTCATGACCTTCATCAGTTTTAAGCTGTTTAAGAACAGTTTTAAATTCAGACCAACTATTAATTGGAAGTGCCATAATACCAGGAATTGTTAAATATCCTGCTTCAAAACCAAGAAGAAGAGCTTTATCAAATTTGGAGGCCATTGTAGTCTTCCCGACCTTGGGCGCACCATATAACAAGATGGTGTATCCTTTAAGGTCACGGCTAACTACGTGCGGCTTAACCGCGAAAATATCAACATTAGCCATATACTACCTCCTAATTAAAATTTATAATTCTTTGCAGCTGTTGGTGATGCAGATTTTACTGTCGTACCTCCGTTAAAAGGAGGGTCATCATTAAAAGCATTGTTTGCATTATCCCTAGACTTCTGATATTCGTCATGATTTGCACGAATTTCTGCGAGATGCTGCTCACGGTCTGCCTTGCCTTCTGCTACATCTTCTGCAGTCATTATAGACTCATCACCAAATTCCATCGGATCAACAGATGCACCTTCAATATCCCATGCACGAAGAGTACGAGTCGTAATATTTACGGTTGGAGCACCAAAAGCATTTTCTGTTTCAGTACGATTTTCAATTGTTGTGCAGACAATATTACCCCAAACATTAGTTAGCATTGGTTCATTAACACTAATATCTTTTTGTTCGAAATATTCCATACCACCAGCTGTACGAACAGTATATTCTACTGGAAGGAAATCATTTTTAAAGTTAAAGACATAACCACGGATGCGGCCATAATTATCACCGTTTTCAACTTCAACTTCCTGATATCCTTCAATAAGCATATCAGTCTTAAACTTCGCACAACCTACTGTTGCAATATCACCAGTCTCTGGATGAGCGAAGCTACCACGAACACGCTTTGGAGAAGCCATCTCACCTTCACGGGTTACAAAGTCATTGCATTCAACATCACCATCAATACGAATTTTTGTTGCTGAAGCTCCATTCATTTCATAAGTATTATTTTCATTAATAATTTGCTCTAAGAATGAATAAGTCGTATTTGGCTTGCCATTCTTAAAAGTTGGAACTACATACATGAAATTTACTGGAACAACATTGACAGCATCTACATCTGTAGCAATATTAATAGAACCACCAATATATTCTACGCCTTTTCTTGAAACTTTCTTTGCTAAGGTATGGTTAAACACCCAACCACGAACATCAACAGAGTTTTCAAAATTATTCTTCATGTGTATTTACTCTCTTTCTATTTCAATTTTCTTATAAATATATTATAAAATATTTTATTGCGGCCGTCAAGAAAAATTTTAATCATTAAAATTTCCTGTAATAATATTCTTAATAATGTTTTCAATATTATTGTATTCCCAATATGGAATACGAATTAAATGAATTTCTTTTTTAAAACAATATTGATTTTTTAAATCATCTAATTTTTGTCTATCTTGTAAAGAATAATAAGTCCAACAACCTTTCGGAGTATTAAAATGTTGTTCACCATCATATTCTATACAACAGTTATAATCAGGAAGATAAAAATCAAAACGAAGTTTATTGTTAGTATCTGAATTAATACAATCATTAAAAGTTTTTTCTTTTTTAAAAATAATGTTGTATTTATTTAAAATTTGACTAATCTTTTCTTCTCCTTTGGATTTAATACACCCACAAGAAAGAGTGTGTCCAGTGGTAAGATTAGAAGTTTGAGTTATAATAATAGTTCCACAATCACATTGACATTTCCATCCTTTATTAGTAATTCGTTCTAAAACAACTAATTTACCAAAACGTTTTCCTGTAATATCAATTATTTGAGATTTTCCTAATTCGCTCCTTCTTTTTTTAGTACATTCTTTACATCTAGTAGTATTGCCGCTTCCTACTTTATTTGTTTGTGCCTCAAAGGTATTATTACAAAAAGGACATTGAAAAATACCTCTTGCATTGGGGAGCCTTTCTAAAAATAAAACTTTATAAGGAACATATCTTTGTCCTTCTTTATATTTATAATTACTCATTATTTATCAGTCCAAATTCACGTAATAAAT